CTAAAGCCACAGTTGACCTTGATTGTATTTCGATGATGGGTGCGGTGGGGCAGGGACTACTTCACCTGGCTTCATAATATATCTTGCCAAGGTCTCATGTGTCACGAATGTGCAGCCACAGTTAATGTTTTGGCACTGGTGATATCGCTCCTTAGTTTCTGCGCTCAGATACCGGCTTGAACGTGCATGTGAGGCATCCTGACATAACGGGCAATGCATCATAATTTTTATCCCTCTCTCGTCGCTTGTTGGGGATAATAAACCTGAAACTTACATTTGCAAGTTATTGTTTGCAATTTTAGTTTTCATCCTGATCGTATTCCACATCCGACAATTTAACCTCAAGCTCCAGAGACGTCGTGAAGCCGCCGTTACTGAGAGAATGGGTCACTTTCGTGATTATCCACGATTGCTCGTCTATGACGCGCTTAAAGCCTGTAACCCGCACCGGCGTCTCCGGGTAGAGGTCGGCGCGTCCCATCGCAAGATTAATCGAAAACTCCGCAACGCCCCTCTGCAATTTATCCCACTTCGCCTGTGCCGCACGCATGGCCTGTGCTTTGCTGGCAAAAATCGTCGTCAGCGCAAACACGTTATCCGCTTCACCGGCCATGTATTCGCCCTCGCGTGCTTCCGGCACTTTTACGGGCGTCTTTGCTTTCGGGTGTGCGGCCGTGCTGCTTTTCTTTTCCTTCTCCTTACGCCTGAGTTTTACCTGCTGGGCTTGCGGCTTCGGGTCTTTGGTGTGCAGCCATTTCGCTGTGACCCCGGTATAGGCTCCCCGGTCAGCAATCGAAAACTGGTGCCGGTCGCCGTCACTGCGGGAGATCGTAACCTGCGGAATGGCTTTACCGCTGGCTGTTACGCCGCGCCCGGCTTTGAGCAAAAGCAGCTTACCCGCCTTGACTGATACCTCACCGCCGTTGCGCTCGGCGAGCCGGGTCAGAAACTTGACGTCTGACTCCTGCGACTGGTCAACATGTGGCAGCGGGATTTTTGCCAGCTCGGGCGCAACGCTCGAGCCCAGCTTATTACGGGCGGCGATAGCTTCCACCACGCCGCCGAGGGTGGTGTCATGCCATGACTCCTCCCGGCGCGAGTTCAGGGTGCCGCGAAAGTCAGCGCTGCGCGCGCGAACGGTAACGGTGTCTGGTGCCCCCCGGTGCTCGACTTCATCAACGGTAAAGCTGCCTTTGCCCACTAGGGAAAATCCTTTCCATCCGAGAAACAGGCTCAGCACCGCGCCCCGGATCGGCAACTCGACCAGCCCGTCGGCATCGTCAAGCTCGATATCGAGCTGGTCAGCTTCAAATCCCCGGTTATCGGTCAGCGTCAGACTCCTGAGACGGTTGCTGATATTCCCGGTGATGTCTTTGCTGTTGATGGTAAGCATAAAGGCGGGAGTCAGCACGCCTCCCGCGTTGTTATTCAGTGCATTCAGCATTATCCAGCTCCCGCCAGCCCTGTTAATTTACCTGCCATATCGCCCGCCCTACCGACGAGGGATTCAACCTGTTTGCCAATGTCGCCGTATAGAGCGGCAAGCGACGGATCAACGCGGGTAAGCGTCATCGTAAAATCAATTTTTCGCGCCGTACCGTCAGAGAAAAAGAGACTGCCCGTTTCGCTGACGTTATTGATGGCGTACATGCCATAAATCAGCCCCGAACCATCCAGCAGCGGCCACGCGCGCCCCTCTTCAGCCATCAGCCTGACAGTGTTCATTGTCATTTTCCCGCCCGTCAGCTCGGGATAAAGCACACCGGACAGCGTGATTTTTTCCTCACCGACCCCTAAAAACTGATAAGCATCCCGCTGGCCGACGCGGGGGTTTGACGGCCAGCGGTATTCCGCATCGCGCTGCATGGTCTGAAAGGGCAGCGTCTGGCGCATGAAGACAAACATGCCGAGCGTGAGCATCATTTTTGTTACCTCCTTAGTCGTGCATCATGCTGGCGCGCATGCGGGCTTTCTTCTCCCGCTCGTGTTTTTCGAGCGCTTCCTGCAACTGGCGGTCGAGCTGGGTGCCCGGTGCAACGCCGCCCTGCAACGTGATGTGATAATCGTTTTTGCTCTGGTCTACGTATGAGCGCCCCGCGGATGCCGTGACAGGTTTATACCCCTGATAACCTGCCGCCTGGCTGGTTGCCGGAATATAGCTGCTGCCCTGCGCGGCGGCGTTAGCTTTGTCGGCGGTCTGGTCGAGCGTTCCTGACTCTTTATTGATGACCCCGAGCTTTTCGAGTACCCAGTCGATACCACTGCGCAGCTTGTTAAAGGCATTCAGCGGGAGCATCAGCGCATCGGCCAGCGCCTGGCCGAACATCACGCCGGTGTCGCGGCAACTGTTTAACGTATCCTGCGCCGATTTAACCGGCGCTATCAGGTTCGTGAACCACTGCCACGCGGCCTGTAGCTTTTTCCCCAGCCAGTCAAACACGGGTCTGAGCGGGGCGAACAGTTCCGCGACCGGCGCGAATGCCGTCCGTAATCCCTCAATAACGCCCCCGAAAAAGGCGCTGATGGGCTCCCAGTATTTGCGGATTAACAGCGCCCCGGCGACGACTGCCGCGACGACGGCTACCACCGGCCATGTGATCGCACCGATGGCCGTGACGATAGCGCCCCCGGCAATGCTGAACCCGGTCGCGAGTAATCCCGCCCCGGCTATGAGGGCATTGATTCCCGCCATCACCGGCCAGATAACCAGACCCACGCCACCCAGCACCGCTGCAAGCCCGGCGACAGCCCCGGCCAGCATGACCAGATTGGCGGTCAGGGCCGGATTTGCACTGGCCCACGCGTTCAGCTGAGCGAGCCACGCGGTCGCGCTTTTCGTCAGGGCGCGCAGATGGGTGTTCATCCCGGTAAAGAGGTTAAATCTCAGCCCCTCAAATGACCCCTTCAGGCGCGCCACGTCGCCCGATAAATTATCGCGCAGGGTTTTTCCCATGCTGTCGGCCGCGCCGTTAACATCACCGAGCTGGTTCTTAATCCCGGCCAGCGCCCCGAGAAAAGCGGGTATCTGGTCAATCGATAAATCTTCAATCGGCGTGCCAAACAGGGAGATCGCCGCGTTTGCCCGCTCTGCCGGGTCTTTGATGGCAAGCAACCCCTTCGCCGTTTTCTGCATTGCCGCCCGGGCCTTATCGCCGCCGGTGGCAATGTCGCGGGACATCTTCGCGGCACTGAGCCCGATTTGCTCATAAGCGGCGACGCTGTTCTTCGACATATCCGAGCCGCGAATACTGAATTCCTTGATGGCGTCGCCGGTTTTGTCGAGGGCGAATTTGCCCTGTTGCGACATATCGACCAGCAACGACATCGCCTCCGCGCCGGTGAACCCCATGTTGCGGAAGTGGGTCGAATATTCGTGCAGGATCTCGGGCATCTCACCGCGCATTTCAGCGGACACGCGCTGCATACCCGAGACAATCAAATCGAGCGCCTCGTCGCTGTTGGCCGCAAGCCCGTTTTTCATCATGATCGCGGCAATCTGGATACTCTCGGCCGTATCGGTGCCGAAAGTGGTCTGCATATCCAGCGCCTTTCGGGTGATGCGGTCGAGTTCTGCCTCGCCGACGGTGCCGAGTGTGCCCAGCGTGCTGCGTACTGCTGACACCGCCTCGGTGATTTTCCCGATATCCTCGCTCACACCCGAGGTGTTGATACGCTGAATGATGTCGGTATATTCCGCGCCTTTCGATGCGTCCTCTCCCTGACGGGCGGCAATCATCGCGCCGCTTTGCTGCGACTGGATTTCGGGGGCCATAAGACGACTACCGGCATACAGGGCAGCGGTACCGGCCCCGAGTGCGGCGGCGCTGACGTTTCGCACGCCCGCCGCCGCTGCTTTGCCGCGCTCATAGCGCTGACTCACCGCATTCAGCCGTTCCTGTTGCTGGCTGACACGGGCTAATGCCTCGCGCTGGCGGTCAATGGTCGCCGTTGTTGCCGCGATGTTGTTTCGCAGGGTACGCCCGGCGGCGGAAAGATTCCGGGTATCGATACCGGATTGCTGCAACTCGGTGCGCTGGCGCTGTACGGACTGGCGCAGGGCGTTGTATTTTTCCTGCATTCCCGCCGCGCTGCGTTTAGCATTCTCAAAGGCCCTGACCTGTGCCGCCGTCGGGCTTGCCGAGTTGCGCATCTGCACGCCCAGCGCTGCGGCCTCCGCTTTCGCCTTTTTCAGCGCCTCGCCGGTGACAGCCAGTTGCCCGCTGACGGTACGAAAACCCTCTATACGGCGCGCCTGTGCATTCAGTGCCTTTAGCTCGTCCTGTGAACCACGGATGTCACCCGCCAGCGTTTTGCTGGCGGTTTGCACTGCCTTAAAGGGGCGCGTCGCCTGGTCTACAGCCTTGAGCAATACCTGTAACTTAACGTTTTCACTCATTGATGTGCCCGCTTCGCTGGAGCGCTTTATCGCGCCATGTGACGAGCTCGGTCAGGCTCAGGGGATAGAGCTCTGATGGCGGCCAGTGGAAAATTACGGCCACGTCCGCCATCAGGTCATCGACCGACATTTTTGGGGGGAAATCTAGCGTGCCGAACTCGGCGACAAAAAACCGACCACCTGACCGGCCAGCGCGACGAGGTCGGGCAGCTCCATCGCGGCAACCTCCTGCTCGGTCAGCATCGGGGCAGTCATGCGGGGCAGCACTTTAATCAGCGCATCGACTTCAGAGTTTGCGACAGCGGCAAGGCTCACGCCGCGCAGGGTTCCGGCATTGGGTTTAATCAGGGTAATTTCCGCAATCAGCTGATCGCCACGTTTAACAGGTTTTTCCAGGGTAACAACGTTTTCTTTGGTCATGATTTTCTCGCTTCGAATCAGGGAAAGTTAACCGGCCAGCATCGCTGACCGGCTTATTTTTACAGGCCGATATTCCGGCGGTGCTGCTCCAGCCGGTCCACGCCGTTCACCTTCTCAATCATGTTGAGGGTGTCGATTTCTACCAGCTCCTTACCGTCCATCGTCAGTTTGTAGTAGGTGCAGACAACCGGGATTTTCGACTCGGTGTCTTCCCCCTGCTGACCTTCGCCGCTGTCGATTTCTTTCTGGCGGCCACGCATGACCACCTCAACCGCCACGGTTTCGCCGGTGTCGTCGCGCTGGTAAGAACCGGCGAAACGAATCGGCACAGCATCAACGCCGGTTGCGGCATAGAACGACCAGATCACCTCGTCAGGGAAACCGCCAAGCGACCATTCCATCGAGAGCGCGTCATCGTCGAGGCCGAGGTCAACTGGTGCCGTGCCGTTCATCCCGGCCCCGCGCCAGTTCTCCAGCTTGCGGGTCAGTTTTGGCAGGGTGACAGTCTTAGCCACCCCCTGATAGCTGTAGCCGTCTAAAAAGACGTTCATCAGTTTGAGTTTTCGGGGCATTGCCATTTAGTCAGGCTCCTTAATTGCTGTTGACCGAGGACACCAGATTCACCAGGTATTTATCAGTGATGCGCTGGCGCAGGGTCAGGTTTTCGAGAGGGGGAACCGGCGTGTAGTCGTAATCGATAAGCAGCTTACCGGCCTTGAGCGTGTCCTTATCATTGGCCTCCTCGTCAAACCAGCAGGTCGCATCGACGATGTACCCGTTTGTTTTGAGCTCGCGGAATTTGGCATTGATACCGTCAACAACATCGCGGATTAACGTCGCGGTGACGGGTTTGTCGACCGCCCACATATGCGCCTCAGCCATCGTGTCAGCGATAACCTGCGCGGTGCGGGTGTAGTTCTCAAACAGGAACAACGGATCATCAGAACAGGTGCGGTTGCCCCAGAAGCGGAAACCATCCTTTCGGATCAGTGTGGTGACGCCCGCCTCGTTGAGCAGGTCGGCATCAGTGCCCGGCTCCTGTAAATCCCAGAAGACAGACGCACTGATGCCGGTTGCGCCATTCACACCGACGTTTGACAATGTTTTATGCCAGCCCTGCTCCTGGTCGATTTTGGCTCGCAGACCCAGGGCGCGTGCGGTTGCGTGGGCTGTAGTGGTTGCGTTTGCCACTGTATCCCACGCGAGAAAGTCCGGCCAGATGACCATCAGCTCACGCTGGCTGAAGTTGTCGCGGTATGCGATGGCCTCCGAAAGGGTTTTGCAGCCCCACGCGCTGATGTAACCAAAGGCGCGCAGCTTCTGGCAGACTGGCGCGAGCGCGGTCGCCACCTCAAGGGTATCGAGACCCGGCACGCCGAGAATACGCGGCTTGACGCCGGTGACCGCTTCAGCAGTGAGCAGGGCTTTCAGGCCAGTGTATTTCCCGTTTTCATCCGTGGTGCCGATGATATTCGAGACCGTCTGCGCGAGAGCCTCCTGCGGGTCGTCGCCGGTACCCTCTTCAACGCGCACCACAACGGTTACGGGTTTTGACTGGTCGGCAATAGCCTGTAATGCACTTGCCAGCGTGCCTTTTTTCCCTGCTTTGGCGATGGCGCTTTGCACGCCGGTAATCAGTACCGGTGTATTGAGAGGAAAGGTCGCGGGGTCGGCATCGCTGGCGGTGCAGACCATGCCGACAACCGCGGTCGAGACTGTGGAAATGACGCGCGTGCCGTCGTTGATTTCTAGAACCTGCACGCCATGATGAAAGTCACTCATCCGTTTAACTCCGTAGTTAAGGGGTGAGTGTCATTCTCCTGATACCATAAAAGTCCGTCGAATCATGAGCGTTCGGCGATGGCTGGCACAACCTGAGACAGTCTTAACGCGCTGATTATTGCCCCTGTCGGGGGCGATTCGATTAGAGGAGGGTCTGCGCGGAGGAAATAAAAAATCCCCACACCGGGGGATTTCCATTGTCAGTACATATAGCTCCCGGCGGAGTTAAGCAATGCGCTGCATTCAACTTCCATCGTGTAATACGCCTCCGGGGCATCCGGAAAGGTCAGAACCAGATACACCATCCGCAACCCATCGGGGTACGCATTTTCAGTGATGATATCGGGTGTCGCCGGATCACTGAAACCATACTGAATGCTCGTTGGGGTAAGGCAGTTCGCGGCTGTTTTATAAGTCGATTCAACGGCCAGCGATGCTCCTAAGTCCGTCGAGACGGAATACGCCACAAGTTTATGTATCCCTTCATACGTTGCGCCCCCGGACGACTTTCTGGTGAGGATACTGATATCCACTTTCATATTGTCATACCAGTGCTCCCATGCCTGAGACTGCCGGTATAGCCCCTTCGGTAAAGGGATATACACCTTATGAGGCATTTTTTCGGCGGCGGGTAAGACGTTCATCGGATTAGCCAGTGACGCAATGGGGCGGCTGAATACGACCACTTCTTTTTTTGCAGGCGTGACGCCGCTGTTATCCTGCGCCGTCTCCTCCGGTGTGCAGGGTTCAATGATAATTTCATTGAGGTATACCGCATCGGCGTTATTCACATTCTGCCGGAAATAAATTGTTTTCCAGCCCCGCCCAATCAGGGCACCAATCCATGATTTATAACCATGTGGCCGCACCGCAACCTTATAACTTTTAGTTTCAGCGATGCTGTGCGGATAAAATTTAGGTACCGCTTTATTTGCGGCCTCAAGCCCGGAAACGGTTGTCAGTGGATCGCTGATGTGAACAGTCGCCCCGTTTAAACGCGCAATGGCATAGACGTTTGCCGCTTCACCATCAAGATAAAAACTGAACGAGTGTATACCATCCTTACTGGCTGACAGCGTACCGGTCTGCCCGTTCCACGCGTATGACCCTGTTTCCGAGGTCGATAAAGATGCGCCGCCTGCCATATGCCAGCCGATACCCTCCGTGGTTCGCCCTGGCTGCTGCATGGCGACAGCACTGATACCACGCACCGGGCGAACCCAGCACCCGGCCAGAATAAATGATGCGACTGCATCACCGTATTTGGCATAGCCCGCCGCGTTAAAGTGGGTCGAATCACTGTAAACCTCCGCATAACGGCAATACTGATGCACACCTTCGCTTTCAAATACCGGGCATCCGTAGGATTCAGCCAGGCCGCGAATGTACTGAGTAAAACGTGCGCCACCGGCGTTGGCGTTGTTGAAGGTCTGCGCTGTGGCCGTGTGGATCACCACACCATGCCCCCATGCAATATACTGGCGAATAAGTTTTTCCATGTATTCGCCGTACTGCTCGAAGGTCGCATTAAAGCGCCCCGCGGCATCATTGATGCCCAGCATGATATGAACGACATCACCGCCGGGGTTTTCCGGCCACCGCTCAAAACACTGCTTTGCCGTGTCGCCGCTGTAGCCCCGGTTAATCACCGTCACCGCACTTTTTGTTAACAGATTAAGCCTGTCATACAGACGCCCGGGATATTGCACCGGCGCGCGTGTAGTGGTGTGCCCTTCCAGCGCCGGTAATTTGTCAGCCGAGAAAGCGTCGTAACCATATGTAATGCTGTCGCCCACACAGACAATGGTTAATGCCCTGTCAGTGCGTAACTTATTATAAGCCGTACCGAGCTGGCGACGATTTCGCACCGCATAGACCGGGGCCGATAAATCATAAAGCGCGCTGTCAATGGAGACGCTTTGCGTCGCCACCACAATCAGGTTTTTCACTGCCTCTGCGGCATCATCGACATAGCTTTTGGTTGCCAGCACCACGGACGGATCGACTTTCAGCTCAACATTACTCGCGCTGGAAACAATCAGCACAATGCGCACTGTCAGGGTGCGTCCGCTCCCTTCCTGGAGAAGGGGCTTATACGTTTCTGCACAACTCGCCACGGCAACCAGCGAGCCGTCTGCATCATAAAGCCCGATTTCGCGTATCCAGAACCCGCCCACGCTTTCCGGGATAACCTGGTCAACGAAAATCTGATTTTTATTAACTTTATCCGCCACCAGTTGATTGACCGGTGCGCGGCGCAGTTCGTTGACCAGCTTAGTCTGGGTTGCCTCCGGTACCGGCAGGGAGCCACCACCGTCGCCGACGGCCATATCGGTAATGTTCAGCTTTTTTCCCTGTGCCGTTGCCTGCGCGAGTTTTTCGGCACCGATTTGGGTCAGAATGGCAAAATATTTTGTTGTCATAGATTAAAACTCACGTTGTCAATTAACAGGACCGCAATGCCTACAGAGGCATCACCGCCGGTTTCAATTTCATCAGGCATCCACGCATACACCGTCAGCGAGTCGCCCACGTAACAACCGAGACTGACGGGTACAGCCCCTTTCACTTCCTGCGTCAGCGATATCCCTGTCAAATGCCTGGAGCATGGCTTAACGTCATTAATGAGCCGCTCCAGCTCCTGATAGGCATCCTCCGTTATTCCCTTATTGCCGATACCAATCGTCACACGGAAGGTTCCCGGCACCCCGCCGGACTCAAACCACTCCGTCAGCCCGAGATACGCGCCGAAGGGCTCAACGACACGACGCACCGCGCCAGTGGTTCCTTTATGCTGATGAATAAAAAACGCATCCCTGATCACCTGACGTTTCACTTTTTCCGGCCAGCTTTCATCCCAGCGGTCAACGGAAAATGCCCACGCAAGCCAGGGTAAAAGCTTCTCAGGGCAGGTTGCGGGGTTCCACAAGTCACGCAGCGGCACAGGTACGCGCTCAATGTCTGAGGCTGTACGTGCTGCGGCCACCTCAAGCACCGTCGAGCCGACCGGGAGCAGGCGGTTATCACTCATCATTACCCCCTGCGGTGATGGTGTACCCGGTACAGAAGGACGCATGTTGCCTGTCAAGAACAAGATCCGCAACCGGTGATGCCAGTTCGACGCGCTGCACGCCCTCCACATGAAGCACGGCGTAAATTGCTGACCGGCGAATATCTCGCCCGAGACGACGCTGGTCGGTAATGTAGGCTTTCAGTTTTTTCTCGGCTGCCTGCCGGATGGGTCCTGCTTCAGGGCCGGGGAAAAAATACAACGTGGCGTCTATCTCATAGGGCACGATGGCAGCGCTCTGCACCGACACACGATCACCGACCGGGCGTACATCCTCCGCGTTCAGAGCGGCCTCAACCACTGACAACACCTCAGCGCTGGCGGTGCCGTCACCCTCACGCGAAAGCACCGTGATGGTGACGTATGCCGGTGACGGGCTGACCGCAGAAACATCGGCGACACGACCGTCGGCACTGCGTCCGTGGTATTCGTATGCCCCGACCGGCCCCGCCACGCTCAGCCCGTCAAAAGCCTGCTGCGCGCGCAGACGCAAATCGGTATCCGACTCCATGACCGCCGGTGTCGGCGGGATGGTGGTGTCGTCTGCCGGGGTGATGGTCAGCCGAAGGGTGTTGTTGTTAAAGGCCATCACATCGAGATCGGCGTCGCGGGCCCAGGCAAGCATGGTCGCCCGTGCGGCTTCATTGACCCGCTGGCGCCAGACCATTTCACGGTAAGCGTTTTCCTCAAGGAATTTGGTGAGGGGCTCAGACTCCAGTGCCAGAGTGCGCGCAACAGCTTCCTGTTGCTCCGGTGAATACAGCGAAATCAGGGTCGCCTTTCGTTCAGCGAGGAGGGTTTCAAAATCAGTCTCCTCGACCACATCCGGCGCGGGAAGCTGGCTCAAATCAATAATCGGCATGGTTTCAACTCACGGGAATGATTATGGAAAGGGTTTCGCCGGTATCTTTCTGCTGGCCGGTCAGGTAAACGATCATCTTTCCGTTAAGCTGGCGCTCGGTGGTGATGGCCGTCAGCGTGACGCGCGGCTCCCACTTCAGCACAGCCATGTAACAGGCCACTTTGATTTGCAGCTCAAGCGCGGGGGTCTGGGGCTGGTCAATCATCGCGGATAACAGCGAGCCGTAATCACGGCGCATCACACGCGACCCGACAGGGGTTCGCAGGATATCGCCGACGCTCTGACTGATATGCTCCGCGTCCGTGATAGCCCGCCCGGTATCCCGGTTCATACCGATATAACGCGCCGTCATTTCGTCCCCTCCGTCCAGCTTCCGCCACGCTGCACGCCGCCGTGATCGTGGTCGTCAACCTGCACACCGTTAGAGGTCAACGCCCCGCCGCTGTGCGTGATATCGCCTTTCATCGTGCCGCCTTTCTGCACCTCAAGCGTGCCGGTGATTAATTTGTTTGTGCAGACCACTTCCGGCGTATCGAGCGTGATGCGGGTATCTGCTTTCACCAGTACGACCGGCACGGTTGCGGTAATGGATTCTGACGCGGTGACGTCGGCGGTTTTAATGCCGCTTACGGTCAGCGCGCCGGTCTGTGGCTCGTACTCGATCACCGCGCCGTCAGGGAAAGCGATATGCAGGGCGTCAGCCGATGCAGACGGGGCGGGATGGTCATCGGAAAAAATGGCCGGCAGCACAAACGCTGTATCAAGCTCACCGCCCACAGCCAGAATCATGACCTGCTCGCCTACAGAGGGTGCCCACCACGTGCGCGAACGCCCGGCGCGCTGGGTCAGCCACTGGAGCCAGTCGGTTTGAATGCCGCCGGTCTGCACACGACAGCGACCGGCATCAAGGTCAGTTTCGACAATGACGCCGGTGCGGATCATGTTGCGCAGCGCGCGGGCGAGTTCCTGAAGAGTTGCGAGTGTGTTCATACCGGAAAGGATGCCGCCGGGGAGAACCGGCGGCAATCGGGGCGGGTTTTGTCAGGGTTGGCACAACGTTAACCGGCAAGGTGGCCGATAATAATGCTCTCGACGAGCTGCTGATCATCTTCCGAAAATCCGAGTAACTGGCGCTCGGGATACTGAATGGTGGGGCTGTTACGTCCGGGCTTATCTTTCAGCCCGGACTGGTGAACCCGGACAATACGCTGCACTTTTCCGGTAAATTCCACCGCTGCGGTGCTGTCATCGCCACTGGCTTTCATATAACGATTTGTACGTAATTTCGCGAACATTTCCCGCTTGATACGGTTCTTCTTTCCCCTGACCGGCTGACGTTTTCGCGGGATGTAGGGCGTTCCGTCCGGGGCAACCTGCGCCTTAATACGCTGCTGCTGTTTCTGACGTAATTTCTTCGCCACATCGACAGTCATCCGGCGACGGCCCGCCGGTGACAGCGCCGTGATAAGCGCCTCAAGACGTTGCTCAAAGGGGGTTAAATTACTCATCCCACTTACTCACCAGCTCACCATTGATATACATCTCCACCGGGCGTGTGACCGGTTCGGGCAGTTCAGGCTCGGGGATATTCTCCACATGAAGCGCGTTATCAACCGCTTTCACAACCGTTCGCTCCGTCAGTAACAGGCTCATACTGATATCAAAGCTGCTGTCGTTGTTGATATCGGCATACCAGGTAAATCCCTTTTTACGCCCCTCGTCAGTGGTCATGATGTCCGGCTGCTGCTCACGCAACCAAGCCAGTACCGGCACAAGCAACAAGTCAAAATCCCCCGTGAAGTCTGTCACCACCACGTTAAGCGTGTACTGCTTTTCAAACGATAACGAGGCGGCAAGCGTGGAGGAAATCTTTCCGTTATCAATAAACAGGCGCAGCATGTCGGGATTAGTGCGCAGCACCGGCACCGCGTCAGTGAGGGCTTTGCGCAGACTGTCGGGTTTCAGCATCAAGATCGTCCTGGCATTGTTTAATGGTTTCAACCTGTAGCGCGCAGCTCTCTAACGCGCGCTCAAGGTTGCGGATATCGGCGCTCAAATCACCGTTGACCTTCGGGTCGCTGCCCGGCATCGGGCAGAGGCTCACTTTCGGGCACCCGCTGTAGACAACTACCTGCGGAGGCGCAGGCGGTTCGGGTGTGCAACCTGCGCACAGCATCAGGTAAACCAGCGCGATACCAGCGGCGAAAAGCTTCATTTTCATTGAGTAACCTCGTGATAGTTTTTTCCCGCTGTGCCTCGCGCTCACCGGCTGCGTTCAGTCTCTCGCGCAGCTGCACCTGCGCCCGTTCGTTTTTATCTGCCCTGGCATTCGAAACGCTAAGCTGGTTTTTCAGCATGCTGATGGTGTTTTTTTGCTGCGTGGCCACACCATTTGCCCTGTCAAAAGATGACCTGAGATTGCCGTTTTCATGCCGCAACCACAGCAAGCCCAGCAACGCCAGTACAAGCAGCGCAATCAGTGTTTTCATGCCGTTACCCCGCCAGCACTGCGCCAGACTGTGACCAGCTTTTCGAGGCTGTGCTCACGCTGACCGTAACCGGCACCGGGCAGCGATGCCCAGATATTGCGACAGCGGGAGATCGCACGCTCGATACGTCCCTGGCGTAAATCTTCCAGCGCGCCACGCTCACGAATCAGCTGTATGGCGAGTTTGTCCTGCGACAGGGGGCTGAAATCAGGCAGGCCGAGCTGTTGCTGATAGTGCGGCCAGAAACGATAGAGCTGCTGGTATCGACCTGACGCCGTGGATTTTTCTCCGCGCCGGTTAAATACTTTCGCCGGGCGACCCAGCGCAAAGGGGTGATCGCGGTAATCAGTAAACACTTCCGGCTTACCATCCATCCCGGTGACAATGACGTCATAACCGCGATTTTTCGTCAGCGGGTGCGCGGCCGTTCCCTCGGAATAAGCCAGCATGTCGAGGAATGCCGCAATATTCTGGTGTGTATTAATGACCGGCATCCTCGCCCCCCTTCAGTGTTTTAATACGTCGCTGGATCGCGATTTCCACCACCTGATAACCGGCAATACCGAGCATGGAGCCAAGCCCACACACCGCCGTCAGCGGCATATCCGGGAATTGCACAAGCACCACACCCGCCACCATCGACACAAAGCCACCCAGCAGCATACGTCCGATAAACAGCCGTGGCGTGACGGGTTCACCCCCTGCTAACACTTTCCCGACAACAATCATCACGCCGATCACAAACAGTGACAGGACGCCTTTTTCACCTTCAGTCATTTCTCACTCCCACAGATTAATAGTTTCAGAGACAGGGGATGACGACACGTCAGGCAGCTCGACCGCTGTACCATGCGGCAGCACAACCCCGAGTTCAGCCAGCCCCGGATTTACGGCCAGCACAGTCTCGACAACCCCCTGAGTGCGCCCGTAATACCGGGCGCAAATGGCATCAAGGGTGTCTCCCTGAAGTGCGCGAATCAGCATCAGATTTGCCCCACGATGCAGCGCGCTTTGTCCTGGATACGGGCGACCGACCAGCGCATATCACGCCACATTTCATCGATAGTGCTGTCGATGCTGTCGGCTTTTTTGTCGCCTCTGGCGCTCGCATCCACCCCCCGGTAACGCTCGTAAAGCGTCGCGGTCGTCATGGCGCAAACGGCGTTGATATAGTGGAAAACCCGGACACTTTCGCCGTCGAGTTCATCAGTCGGCACATCTTCCAGCCGCGCATAACCACCGGCCTGCTGAATCTCGCGCCATTCGCCCAGCTCGGCGTTGGTTTCGGCCATCGCGGTTTTAATCGCCCGGCGCAGTCGTACCGCTGAAACGGTCTGCTCGAGGCGCATTTCTTCCCGTACCCGCTTTGGATCGATATCAGGAAAAAAGGGCGTGTTTTTAATTAACTGCTCTTCGTCTGGCACAGGCGGGATAACCAGCTGCTCACGCGTTTGCGCCGGGGTATTAATTACAAGTGTCGTCATGACAACCTCGGGTAATAGGTGGGCGGTGGACGCCGGTCGCAGTCAGGGTAATCAGTACCCGCATTGACCGGCGTGCCGCCCGGCTCGGGGAGCGTTCGGTTAACCTGCGGCTTTTGCCGCCTTTGGTGGTCGCCCGCGCCGCGTCGCTGGCTTAGCGGCTGCTTTACGCGTGCGGGTGTTAGTCCGTTTCGGTACGGTTTCGGGCTTCGGCTGAAGCGCCCGGGTGAGCTGCTCGATATCCTTCCTCACCCCGATGGCCCCCTCCAGTTGAATGGCGCGTTGCAGGTGCGCCAGCGCCTCAGCCTGTTGCCCATCGTCGCGCAGCACATAGCCGGTAATTTTGTGCAGCTTCGCGCGCACGATATCCGGCATATCCGCTTTCCCGGTCAGGGCGATGGTGTCGAGCAGGCTCGCCAGTGTTACCGGCTGGTTTACGGATCGCTGACGATGGGCAGAAAGTGCAACCTCCTCCGCCAGTACATAGGCCGCGTGGCGCTTCCCGGTCGGCATGGTCAGGCCGTACTGCATGGCGTAACGGGCTATCTCCAGCGCGCCGGGGATATCGTCTGCATCGAGTCGCCACAGCATGACGGTCATGACAATGTCATCCTGCGCGCCCTTGCCGCCGTTCAGGACACCATTCACCCACGGGGCATAGAACGGCAGAAGCTCGCGTTTTTTATCGGCTTTACGCTCTTTGGAATGGATCGCTGATAGCGTCCGACGGTCTGCGGCCAGCTTAACCAGCATCTGCTCGTAAGCATTTGCATTGCGCAGCGGGGCTGCATCCCGCCGCGCATTTTCAGTGGCCGAGACCCGCATCATGTGACGTGCTGCGGGGCTCATCATGGCTTACTCTCCGTCGGTCTGCTGAGAAGGTGCGACAGCGCTTTCGGGTTCGGCAGGCGCGGCGAATTTGCCCAGGGTAATGTTTTCAATCAGGCAACCGGCGGCGTACGCTTCAACCACGTAATCGATGTTCATAGATTCGTAGTTCTCGATGCGGTCTTTTTTTGGCTCCTCAATGATGGCGCGGCGGTGCGCATCATCCATGAAGTAAATCGACAGGTTATCGAGACGCGTCACCATCAGCGCATTGGCCGGGAAATACGGCACGCGCACGGCTGGCAGGTTGCCGATTCGCTTCTGACTGATGATGATGTCAGCGGCCAGCGACTCGCTGTTATCCTGCGATTTATTGACGATAGGGAAATATTTATCAGCCAGCAGCTTGCGTCCAGTGATCACCACGAGCTCCGGGTCATCCTGATAAATCTCGTCAATCAGGTTGGTGGTGGCATCCATCACCAGCGCGTCGAGGTTTTCGTAGTCGCCATTTTCACCCACGCGGATCACAGCCGAAATAACGGTGCCATCTTCGTCGGTCACTTTTGACATCACACGTTTTGGCGCATCGCTGCGGTATTTCTGCAACCAACCCACTGCGACATCCTGCAACATCGGGTTTTGCTTACGGTTGGACGTCTCAGCACGCGTAACACCGTTGAAACCGGCCATGATGAAATCGAGCGACTGGCGCTTGATGATGGCGTCACGGATACGGGTCTGGAAGTCCTGGAATCGCGCCCACAGATCGAGCTGCTTGTAACGGATATGGAAGTCAAAGTTGATTTGCGCGCACTCGTATTTGTTGGACTCGAGCGCGGTAAAATCGGCAGTGGTGCGCTCGTCATCACCGGCTGTATCGGCGGTGCTGGCAATCGTCCCGTTAACACCCACGCCGACTTTTTCACCCTTCATTTCATCGACCGGCACAATGTTGATTCTGGTCAGAAACTCAGATGACACCTGAAGGGTGTTCATCAGGGTTTGCGTGACCGACGGCTCGACGCTGAATTTCTTCGCCACATCGCCAGTGTCGACGCCGTTCAGTTCGGCAACGCGACGCAGGAAAGCATTAAATTTAAAACGGGTATCTTTACGCATTGTTATTCCTGATTTTTTTAAAAATGTTTCTGGCCGGGCGGTGTATTACCCGGTGTGATATCAGCAGTTAGTCAGCAGCTCATCGCCGGTGCCGCCTTTCGATTTCTCACGGCGCGGCTGGCTCAGGCTTTCGGTGTTATCGAGTGAGGTTTTCAGGTCGTTAAACGCCTGGGTGTTTTCTTCGGTGGCCGTGGTGACTTCCTGCTTCAACGCTGAGAAAGCTGTCTCCATTTCCGCCATGCGCTTTTCGGTTGCGGTGAGGTTGGTTTGCACGTGCTCAGATACAGCCGTCACCGCTTCATGCACATCGTTAAAACGCGCATCGTCACTGGCCTGCTTGCGGCTGAAAATAGCCTTTACCGTTGCGGTCAGGCTGTTGAGCATCGTGTCGGGGACGTCTTCAAATTCCAGCTCGGCGAGGCTGGCAACCGAGAAGAGATCGCCGGGCTGGTCTTTTTTACCGGCGAGCGGGTTCTGGCTGGCACGGCTGCAAAATTCCAGGTATTCCGTGCCGAGGCTTGCCGGGTCGTCAGTGACCGCGAGCCCCACGAGGTAGCTTTTGCCGGAGTTCGCAAAGTTCGGGCGGATTTCCATCGATGTATAAACTTTCTGACCGGCACGCACCATGCTGACCAGTTCATCGAGCGGCGCGATTTTACTAAACAGCGCTTTTTTGCCGTTGAGGGCAGAGTCATCGCTGATGATTTCGGCTTTCAGCTCGACCACATCGCCGTAACGCTTGAGCACGCTGTCAGGGATAACGCTGCGCAGATGTTCGAGATTGATGCGGCAACCGTAGACACGCGGGTCGAACGTGTCCGCCATATCCTGAATATCTTCGCCGCTGATGACACGGCCATCGCAGGTGTCACCCTCGACACCAATGCGAAACCATTTAGAAACTTTTTTTGCCATTGTTCAGATGTCCTGATGTTGGGTTTTCGGGTCGCTTGTAGTTTCACGACTCCGACCCGCATCAGCCACCGGTTGCAGAAGTGCAACCCCTGACACAACAGGCGCTTAGCGATTAAGCCACGCCATTTCCTTAGCCTTGCCTCGTAACAGTGGAAACGAGGCACACATGACCATTTCAACAGACCTTTCACTTTTGAATGACCCGCGACGTCAGGCTCGCCTGCTTTACTGGCAGGGGTTCGCCGTGCCGCAAATATGCGACATGCTCGGGCTGAAACGCCCGACGGTGCAGAGCTGGAAACAGCGGGATGGATGGGAGGAAACCGCGCCGATTAATCGCGTTGAGTCGACCTTAGAGGCGCGGCTGATTCAGCTTTATGCAAAGCCCGACCTGACGCCGCATGATTTTAAGGTCGCCGATTTTTTGTCGCGCCAGATGGAGCGCCTTGCGCGGGTTAACCGCTACGGCCAGACCGGGAATGAAGTGGATTTAAACCCCAATATCGCCAGCCGTAACAAGGGGGATCGCCGCAAGCCGAAACGTAATTTCTTCAGCGACGAGGCTATCGGGAAACTTGAAGAGATTTTCCTGGACCAGTCCTTTGAGTATCAGCTCAACTGGCATAAGGCCGGGCTTGAGCACCGTATCCGGCATATCCTTAAATCGCGTCAGATAGGTGCGACATTCTACTTTGCACGTGAGTCGCTGCTGCGCGCCCTGAAGACCGGCCAGAACCAGATATTTCTCTCGGCCAGTAAAACGCAGGCTTACGTATTCCGTAAATACATCATCGCCTTTGCCCGTCTGGTAGATGTCGACCTGTCAGGCGATCCGATTGTCATCGGTAACAACGGGGCAGAGCTGATTTTTCTCGGCACCAACTCCAACACGGCGCAGAGTCATAACGGCGATTTGTATGTCGATGAAATTTTCTGGATACCCAATTTCCAGCGGTTGCGCAAAGTGGCCTCGGGCATGGCCTCGCAGTCACACCTGCGCACAACCTATTTTTCGACACCTTCGACGCTGGCGCACGGTGCCTACCCGTTCTGGTCAGGCGAACTGTTTAACCGGGGGCGCAGCAGCGCAGCCGAGCGGGTCGATATCGATATCAGCCATAAGGCGCTCGCCGGTGGCGTGTTATGCCCGGATGGTCAGTGGCGGCAGATCGTCACGATTGAGGATGCACTCGCAGGTGGATGCACCCTGTTTAACCTCGACCAGCTCCGGCAGGAAAACAGCGCCGACGATTTCCGCAACCTCTTCATGTGCGAGTTTGTCGACGATAAGGCATCAGTATTCCCGTTCGAGGAGCTACAGCGCTGCATGGTCGACGTTATGGAAGAGTGGGAAGACTTCGAGCCGTTTGCCGACCGGCCATTTAACTGGCGTCCTGTCTGGATCGGCTATGACCCGTCACACACGGGTGACAGTGCCGGTTGCGCGGTACTGGCTCCGCCAGTGGTTGCCGGTGGCAAGTTCCGCATCCTTGAGCGCCATCAGTGGAAAGGGATGGACTTTGCAGCACAGGCCGAGGCCATTCGGTCACTGACTGAGAAATACACCGTCGATTATATCGGTATCGATGCGACCGGCATCGGCCAGGGTGTTTATCAGCTCGTGCGCTCATTCTTCCCGGCAGCGCGCGCCATTCGCTACACGCCGGAAATGAAGACCGCGATGGTGCTGAAAGCGAAAGACACCATTCGCCGCGGGTGCCTGGAGTATGACGCCGGGGCAACCGACATCACGCAGTCATTCATGGCTATCCGTAAAACCATGACCAGCAGCGGGCGCAGCGCGACCTACGAGGCCAGCCGCAGCGAAGAAGCCAGCCATGCGGACATCGCCTGGGCAACCATGCACGCCCTGTTAAACGAACCGCTCTCAGCCGGTAGCGGAATGCACTCTCATTCAATTCTGGACATCAACTAAGATGAAAAAACGCCAAAACAAAGCAGCCAGTAAAGCAGCCGGCATGACCGCCGAACCGCAAAAAATGGAGGCGTTCACATTCGGTGAGCCCTCGCCGGTACTCGATCGCCGCGACATCCTGGACTATGTCGAATGCGTGCATAATGGCCGCTGGTTCGAGCCGCCTGTCAATTTCTCGGGGCTGGCGAAAAGCCTGCGCGCCGCCGTGCATCACAGCTCCCCGATTTACGTTAAACGTAACATCATCGTCAGCACTTATATTCCGCATCCGTTGCTGTCACGTCAGGACTTCAGCCGCCTTGTGCTGGATTACCTGGTGTTTGCGAATGGGTATCTTGAAAAGCGCATGAGCGTCACCGGCCAGCTTCTTAAACTGGAAACCAGCCCGGCCAAATATACCCGCCGGGGCGTCGAGGAGGATGTTTACTGGTATGTGCCGAGCTTTACCACACCTCACGAGTTCGCACCCGGTTCCGTTTACCACCTGCTTGAGCCTGATATTAATCAGGAGTTGTACGGCATGCCGGAATACCTGAGCGCACTCAATTCCGCCTGGCTGAATGAGTCCGCCACGCTGTTTCGTCGAAAGTATTACCAGAACGGCGCGCACGCGGGTTACATCATGTACGTCACCGATGCAGCGCAAAGCAGCACGGATGTTGATGCGCTCCGCTCGGCCATGCGAGACTCGAAAGGACTCGGCAATTTTAAAAACCTGTTTTTCTACGCGCCAAACGGTAAGCCTGACGGCATCAAGATCGTGCCACTGAGTGAAGTCGCGACGAAAGATGATTTCTTTAACATCAAAAAAGTGAGCGCCGCTGACCTGCTCGACGCGCACCGCGTGCCGTTCCAGCTGATGGGGGGCAAGCCTGAAAACATCGCGTCTTTGGGGGATGTTGAGAAAGTGGCTAAGGTATTTGTTCGCAATGAGTTATCGCCATTGCAGGAGCGTTTTAAAGAGATTAACGACTGGCTGGGAATGGAGGTGATCCGCTTTAAAGACTACAGCATTGAAGCTGATTAACCCTGCCTTAAATGCCGCCTCCGGGCGGCCTATTCATATGCGCAATCAGAAGCCCACAGAGACGCGCTGAACTCACAACGTCACACAATCACTATCAAACCGAAACGGCAGTTTCACGACGCGCTCAGGCGGGTAAAAATTAAATTAAATCGTGACGTCAGCGCGCAATGCTCTCCCCGCCACGCCTGCCCGCTTGATGTGTCTCTTTTCATGCAGGTGCATCAGGAGAGCCGACCCGCGCCAGCACTGGTGCTGGCTTAAAAAAAATGTGCCGTAAAACTGATGCAATCTCATGCACCAAATGCATGCGGCGTTAAAAACGAGATAAATCGAGGATAAATGGCATGAAAAAACCGGCTTGTTCGATGCCGGTTTCGGATGGTTTAGTGTTGGCCTGGCAACAAGCTAACGCCCCGCGTTGCGGGTTGTTCAACCCCGCCGACGCGAAAAGCGAGTTTTCGTATCGGCGGGATTTGCTATTTAATGCCAGCTTTCATCTTGCCAGACATCCTGGATAATACCGTCCAAGCGTTCCCGATCCGAGTCGTCAGGGAAACCCACAATTTCTACACCGGTGATTGACCCTTTTTTCACAGTTACGCGAGACTCTGGAAATTTACTTTTAACCCTACGGTTCAACTCACTTTCAAAAGCATCAACCATGTGTTGTGCCATCTTCTGCTCTTTACTCAGCGTGATATTAATGTTCATCGTTTATTGAACCTCGTAGAAAAGGTCATCTTGTTCTTTGTTGTTTTCTCTACTTGCCAAGTCAGCAATGATGGAGAGGGCAATTTTGAGATCTGCCGACTTACAATTAGCAATCAGAGATACTTCGGCAATGAATTGCACACATGCCCATTTATGCTGCGTTTGGTTGAACTGCTCACCAACCATGATACCCTCCCTTAATAATACTGTATATTCATCCAGTATATCAATTGCGAATGAAATTGAAAGAAAAAATGTGAGAAGGTAAAAATTTCGTATCTACATGATATGAATATAATTTAGTTGCTGTCATCAATTGTCATGAGTCAATGATATGGCAGCTTGCGTCATGTTTTAAATGTGCATTAAATCTGGCTGTCAGTAGCACTGACGCCATTTATCATCCTCCCGCAAGCGTTCATTTCGATAAAAAATTCGCAGCCCGCCGCCTGATGGAATGCTGCCACCCCGGAGAAGCAGGTCAATTTCTGAATCGCTACCATCAAAGCCTCTTGAGCAGAGCTCAGCTTCTAGCTGTAAGCGCTGTTGTTCCGTTATTTCCTGTTTATACCCCTTCCTGCGCTTCGGTTTTACCAGGCGCAGCCGGGTATTCAACTCCCGTAGTTCTTTTTTGCCCATGCTGTGCAGATAGTCCTGCAATTCCCGCTGATCCATATTTGTAATATCAGGTCTTACGGCTGCACTCTCAGCCTCTGAATCGGTCATAATTTCCACAGGGGGACAGTTATTGCCACGAGTCCAAGGGGCGCAAGCGCCCTGGTCGGCTGTCGCCTCCTGAAGGTCAACGGCTTTACGAACCATTTTCCACTTCACTGCATGAGTGCAGATCCGGCCCTCAATGATCGGGGACCAGATGCCATAAATACGAACACCATGATCGCCGTAGGCGCTCGGCTCGTCGTTCAGCTCATAGGCAGTTCTGACAAGGTGATGTTTACGGGGAACCAGGACGCCGCCCTGCTTCATGATGTAGGTGGCAAAACAGCCAACATCAGCTGCAGCCAGCACCGCATCCAGACGCGGGTTTTCCAGTACCGGCGCGCCTGCCTTCTTGTCACCCTGCGCCCGGGCAGCCTGACCAGCCAGCAAGCGCAGCTCGCGGTACGCCTGACGGCCAGGGATACCAAAGAAACGGAATTGCTGAACACGGTGCAGCGAAGCCCAGGCGTTTACGTTCTCAGCGTTATCGCGCAGTGATCTGCCTGTTTCTTTACTGATTTCCTGCGCCAGCCCGCGCCCGTCGATATTCTTGCTAATGTATTTGGCGATATAGCTGGTCGGTGTACCCTTGCGCGGGTTGATAAGCTCAGACTTGAAGCGCGGCCCGGTATTGTTGCCCAGCTCCTCCCGGTCCTCACGAATGGCGAATTTACGCAGCAGCGCGGTGATGGATTTACGGTCTTTTTTGCGCATGAAGCACAGCAGATGCCAGTGCACGGTGCCGTCATGGTGTGGCTCGGCAACGCGGACGCCATACCAGCGCAGCCCGGCTTTGTGCATTGCCTTACGGAAGGCGGCGAACATATTCACCAGGTAATCGCTGCTCTGCCGTACCGTGGCGCTGGACCATTTCGGGTTAGGCCTGCCGTTATTGAGCGTCGCGTGAAAGCGTGACGGGCAAGTGATGGTATAGAACACGGCGCATTCGCCACGCATTTCTGCGATAAGCTCCAGCCCCTTAACACAGGCCATCATTTCGTTGCGCCGGTGCGCCGGATTGCTGCTACTGGCGTTTACCACCTCTTCCATATCCAGCGTGTCACCTTCGGCGTTAACCAGCTCATGCGAGCGGAAAAACTCAAGTGATTTGCGGCGCTGTTCGCGTTTGTGGATCACAGCTTCATAGCTGACATACGGGGACGCCTTTTTGTTAACCAGGCAAACAGCACGCAGCTGCTCCTCCCGCCATTCACACCGCATCTGCCACAGCTTGCGATACCACCAGTCCGCACAAAGCATGCGGGCCAGTGAACCCGGAATAAGCTCATACGGGACCGGGTTGCGGCGGTTCTTTTTACGGCGCAGCTGTTCAAATGCAGGCGGTATAACATCAAGGCGCATAGCTTCAGCGGCTACCCTTTCCCATGACCGGCGGATCTCTTCCGGCGTAACGTCATCATCCGTAAACAGCTCACCGCAGGCAGTATCCAGACACATGCTCATATGTGCGGCTACCAGCGTAGATAACCGTTTGACCTGCTCCTGATTCATTTCTGGCAGAACCAGCAAGCCCTCCATCCCGTCCTGGCTCGCCATAAAACGGAAGGAGGCGGAAACCTGACTAGTGCACACTTGCTCCAGCCGTTCAAGACACGGCCTGATGGTTTCCCGCAGAAAACGGGAATATGCCTTTGGTTTACCCAGGCTATGGAAATATTTAATCCTTTCGAGCAGAGGCTTGCTGATGTGCGCCGGTTGGGCGCTCACGTCAGCAATAATGACCAGATCAGGATTGAATTGCTGCTGTTCGCGGGCCATTTTGGCGCGGCTTATCAGCTGGTCCTGCTCCATTTCTCGCTGAACAGGATCACGGGATTCATTGTAGAAATAGCGCTCCCAGACCTCATTACTCAGGGCTTCGCGGCGCAGCTGTTCCTGCTCGTTATCCGCAGCATAGAGAGTAATCAGGCTTGAAAGCTCAGAACCCGGCGTAACTTCCGCCGGGTCCAGATACGGATTGACTGATTTTTTTGGGGCGTTCCATGAGAAAGGCCCGGCAGCCTCATCAAGTCTGCCGGTCACAGGTGAAAATTCAGTGGCAAGCTTACTCACCGTCACGCCCGAACCTCATGCGTCACAGTCCTGTCGCATCCGGCCGCATAATCAACGCCCATCCAAACTAACGGCTTAGAAACAGCAATAACCTCAACTGCAGATTTACTATCACCGGCGGCGACACCCATGCTACGGGCGGCGGTGATTTTGTGCAGGGTGAAATTACGGTACAGCTGGCGGATCAGCAGCGTATCGCTGTTGGAAGCAATAACCTGATGCCCTTCTGATGACCGGCGCTCCAGAACAGAGGCCAGCCGATACTGATCATCCTCGTTAAAGCCTGCGGTGTGATAACCGGCAAACGTGCCGTCATACGGCGGATCGCAGTAAACCACATCACCAGGCAGCAGCTGACCCAAAGTCTCTTCATAACTGGCACATATGAACGTTGCACGCTGGGCCTTTTTCGCAAAAGTGCGGATTTCTGCTTCGGGAAAATAGGGAGCTTTGTAATTGCCGTAAGGTACGTTGAAATGTCCTGCACGGTTATAACGGCACAGCCCACGATAACAATGGCGATTTAGAAAAAGAAAATAAGCAGCCTTCCAGATTAAGTCTAAGGAATGCAAATGATTAAACTCTTCACGAATAACATAATACTGTTTAGAAAAGTTGTTGCAGGCAAAGAGAGCCTTTGAGATAGCTATAAAGTGTTCTACTTCATCTTTAATAACCTGATACATATTAATCAGGTCAGCATTAATATCCGCGACAAGATAATGAGGATAGTCTGTCGCCATCATCACAGCGCATGAACCCGCGAAAGGTTCAACCAGTCGCGGGCCAGCAGGAAGGTGCTTAATCAGTTCCGGCATGATGGCGGTTTTATTTCCCGCCCATTTCAGGATAGTGCTCATACAGCACCTCCGTTGTAGTGTTTGCCTTTCAGCTCTGCGATTTCCTGACAAGTGACGCAGCACTGCACGCCCGGAATGGCGCGGCGGCGAGCTGGCGGGATCGGTGCATTGCAATCAATGCAGAGAACACGGGAAACGCCCGGCGCTCTGTTGCGGGCGGTGTGAATGTGGCATTGGCGTTCTTCTTCAACGCGCTGCTGTACGAGGTCCATAGAGTCAGCCATTAGTGCAGCTCCTGAGATTCATTTTCGTAGCGGGTTGCTTCGCGGCGCAGCAGCTCAGCCGCTTCAATACCGTTTAACCCTTTGTTGGTGATATGGGTTGCCAGCGCCTCAAGGCGGATTGAAACAGCGAGCGCGCGACCTTTGCGCTCCTCACGTTTGGCAATATCGATCACCGCCATAAGCGGGTCGGATTCAGCTTCAAAGACTTTTGTTAATTCTTTATGCATTGTTCTTTCTCCTGAATTTGGGCAAAAAAATGCCCGGCGGGTTTACGCCATTAATTTCGTTGCGGGTTAATTCGGCATCGTCAGCCGTTTGGGAAATAAGCTCACTACTGCGCGAAAATGATTCATCGCTGTAATAAGCGCTTTTTTCTCTTCAGTAGTCAGCTCACTTAATTTGAGCTCATGACGCGCGCCCGGTATTTTCGCCAGAAAGAAAATGGCAGATAAAGCCCGGCTATTTTCTTCATGTTGCGGATCGCGTTTGTCACGCATATCAGCAACAAACCGCTCAAGCTCCTTGCTGCTATCGCCCAGGTGTTTCGCGCGTAACTCAGCAACATAGTTGAGGCCGGCCAGACGCTCACCGGCCATTAACGGCGCAGTTTGCGGTAAGGCTTCAATAGACATAGATACGCCTCCAAACAAATAACCCTGTTTCTCTGTTATGATTTTTCATCACCAACGTATGTCTCAGAGGATTTTCAAATGCTGACCACAGCAGAACAGCAACGCATTCAATTTCTGGAAAACGAAACAGAAACCCTACGCAATGAAGTAGCAATGCAGCGGGTCTTGATTTCGGGCTTATTGCATAGCTTTTTTCGGGGTCAATCACCGAATGAGTCAGCATTTTTTGATGTCCTTATGGAAGAAATAAACAAGTTGCCTGAGTATTCAGTTGAACGTCAGGATTTCACCTATAACATTCAGCGTTTTATAGACCGTTACCGCTAATATTCCTCACGATACCGCTCAAGAGGTGATGCGTTCTTTCTCATCACTTCTTTAACTTGCTCACCCCGGAACGAGGTTCCATCCAGAAGCGTAAAATAGTAGCTCCCATCGCCCGATAAAGATGGGTAGCAGCAGAACAGCTCATCTTCATCAATCGAGTAGCTTTCACCTTTGTAAATAAAGCGATAGCAGACGTTGCTAATAGACTGTTGCATCCTTTTCTAACCCTTTCGTTTGAGGTCAGCTCATTCAGTAAATCAGCTTGCGAGCGGCTCGGGTGCCAGCGTTTGCCATCCGTCCCGATAATCCAGCCGTGACCGCAGTGCATGGCCGGGCTTTGCTTAACGAGCAGAGATGCGAAAGACGGTTCATTTTTCAACATATCCACCTCACATAAGGCCGAATGAAGCGCCGAGGCCACTCACGGTATCAACCGCGCTTGCCATTGCAGGGTTAGCATGAAGCCGAGCCTGTAACGCGAGGGCGGTAAGCGACAGCATGCGAATACCTGCATTAACGCTCTCAATCATGTTGCTCTTACGAGAAGGGGTAAGGCGTTCTGTCGATACTGCACCGCTCGCCAGTTCGCCGAGCTCACTCATGGCGCGCATGACATAGATTTGCAGTTTGTCTTTTGCCAGCTCGTTGACCGGCACACATGGCAGACAATGGATCTGAGCCAGAAAACCATCGACGAGAGTCGAGTCTTCGGTCAGGTCTGTCAGCGTCCAAATTTCAATAGGGGTTAACTGGTGCGGTTGCTCCGGGTTGAGCTTGTTGTAAAGCGTATGCGGTTTGATACCCGCTTTTATAGCCAGCTCTTTCACGTTGTGTGTCTGAGCGAACTTCTGGCATGCGTCATTGAAGTGTGAATGTGACGAAACGCGAAAATCTAACATGCTGTGGCTCCTTCCAACTTGCAAAATCAAGTTACTGAAAAACGGCGTAACGTGAATTAATCGCCTGAGCCAGCAGACGCGCGCGGAAAGCTATCATGTTGATTCTGCCCAAACTGCTCTCGCGAACACGAGGAACAGTTAGCAGCTCACCACGTTTAATCATGTCTTTGACCGTGTTAAGGCTGCATCCATATTGCTCTGCGAACTCTTCATATGAGAGGAAGTCAGGGCCAGAAGGGATTGCAATTTGAAGAGTCTTCATTGAATATCTCCGGTTACGTTCGTTTTAGGTATGTTCTCGCACATTGACGGTGTGCTGAGGCAGAGATTAATCCCGTATGGGTGTGTTGTAAATACCCGCATGAGATATAAATAGGTGCCCGTATGAGTGATGACGCAACAGGTGTTAAGCAAGTTATTGAAAGGATTCTGATTTCTTACGGAGTTAAGACCCGGCAAGCATATTCGGAAATTACAAAAATTCCTCTATCTACCGTTAGTAATTGGGTTGCTCGCGGCAATGTACCAGGTGATTACTTGGTGCAGTGCGCTCTTGATACTGGAGCAAACCTAAAATGGCTTATCGAGGGTACCGAACTTGCAAATGTAAGTTTTGAGCCGGGCAATTATCCAATGAGGGGCAAAAAGCTAATGGAGGCGATGGAGAACTCCGGAGGCAAAGAAATTTTACAGCGCATCATGCAGGCATATGGTTTCACTTTGCAGAAAGAGCTGGGCGATCATCTTGGGATACCTTCTGGCACCATGAGTGCATGGGTTCGCCGTGAACATTTTCCGGGGGATGTTGTGATTGTTTGTTCGCTTGATACAGGTGCGTCTTTGTATTGGTTGGCTACTGGTAATGGCGGCATACAGGAACAAAAAACAGAAGAAGTTTCATTGATGCCTGCTGGTTTGAAGCAGTTACCAAAATACAGTATTCACACTGGTCAGATGGTGGAGTCTGGTTTGTGGTTTTGTGATGTTTCAATGATTGATACAAACACCACAAATCCGGTTCATGTCGAAAAAAATGGTCATGGCTGGCTCGTAGATCTCAACGTGAAAAACATTGCAAATGGCCGCTGGCTTATTGATGTTGATGGCACCTGCGATGTATATGACATCGCTCGATTACCTGGCAATAAGTTGACGGTAAAAAATGACTCATCTCATTTCGAGTGCCTTGTTAATGAAGTTCTATGCGTAGGCATGGTATTCCTGACCCTGAGTAAAAGTAATTAATAATGACTGCTAAGAAACTACCTTCCGGCGAGTGGCTATGTGATTTTCGTGTCGATGGCCGCGAAAGCCGCCGTGTGCGTAAACGTTTTGCCACTAAAGGGGAGGCGGTTGCTTACGAGCAGTATTACCGCGACGAAGCTGCGAATAAGCCTTGGATGTCGGAAAAAGAGGATCGGCGCAAACTGAGCGAGTTAATCATGCTCTGGCACAATTTGCACGGTCAGGCTTTAGTAGCCAGTAAGTCACGCCTCGCTAAACTGCATATTATCTGTAATGGCCTCGGCGACCCGGTAGCGTCTCAGCTTACAGCTAAAGATTGGGCGCATTATCGCGATCGCCGTCTCCGTGGCGAAATTGATAACGGCTACCATAAAGACCCAGCGAAATGGGTAGCGAAGCCTATCACCGTGAACAGAGAGCATCACTATCTTGAAGCGGTGTTTAACGAATTGAAAAGGTTAGGGGAGTGGACTTTACCGAACCCACTCGAAGGGGTTCGCGTATTCAAAGAAGCTGAAAAAGAAATGTCATGGCTTACGCTTGAACAAATTCCCCTGCTTCTGAAAGCCTGCGAACAATACGGTAAGCCTGACCTGACAATAATTGTAAAAATCTGCCTGGCAACTGGTGCTCGATGGGGTGAAGCAGAAAGGCTAAGTCGATCTCAGCTATCGCCGTATAAGCTGACTTTCACTAAAACGAAAGGCAAAAAGAACCGCACCGTTCCGATTCAGAAGTGGCTTTATGATGAATTGAACCAGCGGCAGGGCAAATTGTTCAAGCCCTGCTATCAGGAGTTTAAGAAGATGCTTAAGCTCACTGATATCGAGTTGACTGAAGGGCAAAAGACTCATGTGTTGCGGCATACCTTTGCCTCTCACTTTATGATGAACGGCGGCAACATACTTGTTCTTCAAAAAGTCCTCGGGCATGCCAACATTCGCGAAACAATGCGCTATGCGCACTTCGCTCCTGACCACCTCGAACAAGCATTAGATTTGAACCCACTCAACTCAATAATGTCCACAGAGTGA